GTGATGATGAATGTGAAGAAGTTTCAGTAACTTTTGATGAAATTATTTCAAAACTTTTAAAAGATTCAAACTTTTTTAAAGTTTCAAAAAATCTTATAGATTTTGGAAATGTCGTCTACAAGTACACACCCAGTGAAATACTTTCGTTCGAGACAAGGATGCCTGAGTTTAGTTGTGTTTTACCCCCAACTGAGTGGGGAATTATTGATGACGAAATCAGCATAACCATCTCGGATACATTTGATGTGACCTATGATGACATAACATATCGATTTCCAATTTTTCATCTTGTAAAAAACTTTTCAAAAAATCTAAAAATTCAATCAAAGTTTTTAAAAAGTTTGAAAAGTTTGACAAAAGTTTATATTGAAGAAAATTTTCCAATATGTTTAGAGACGTTGAACCCTAGAAAGAGAGTGTACATAGCACCATGCTTCGAGTGAGATGGGACAGTACGTGTTATGAATGTGGAAATCCTGTAGATGTCAAACTAAAGATTGAAAGTTTTAGATCATTCTTTTTATTAAGAAACTTTGCAACACACAAACCATTTTGTATGCTTGGAAATTGTCCAATGATTAAATACTATGGAAATATGAAACTTAGGAGAGTGTGTCTTGCCTGTTATTTCTCTCCTAAGAATCACTTTAGTTTTCTTAAACAACGTGAAATTGGTAAAGTTTGTAAACAAGTTCGCCTTCGGTCAAAGACTTCACAAGAACTTTATGAATGGTTTGAAGACTTTGACAGGTATCGCAAACGAAAGGACATTGACGACTGTCTTATGCCCAAACTCGGTGTCGTACCCGGACTAAACATATATCTTTTAGGAACTCTTTATGGTGATCATGACAGTGATTAGGGTCATAATAATTGATGAGATGAGCATACCCCAAAGATATCTCATGCTTTCTTCCGCAGCCTTCTGCTCGCCCGCGGAGAGCTTCTTGTAAAAGCTCAAACCTATTATTGAACTTGTGAGGGATGTTACACCAACTAGCAGAGACAGCAGCAGGACAAAGAAATTCATGTCTTAATCTTACTTAAGAAAAAAGTTTACATATATATTCAAATCAAAATGCTGGAAACGGTTAAAAAAGTTTCTCACCAAGAGCACATCCTTTTGAGACCTGACTCATACGTTGGGCCAACTGCTCTACAATCCGACACATACTGGGTTCTTGATGGGGAACAATTCACGCAGAGGCAGGTCAAATATGCCCCAGCACTGCTGAAGATTTTTGATGAGATTCTGGTCAATGCAATTGATCGCAATTCTACACATCCTAAAGAGGTCAAATATATCAAGGTCTCCGCAGACCGCGAGACGGGTGCTATAACCATTGAGAACAATGGTCCACTTGGTGGAATCTGTGCTGAACTTCACAAGGAGGAACAGCTGTGGAATCCTGAGTTGACCTTTGGACACCTTTTGACTTCTACAAATTATGATGACAATGCCCAACGGGTTGTTGGTGGTCGCAACGGCTATGGTGCCAAGTTGGCAAATGTCTACTCCAAGCTTTTCAGTGTGACCATCAAGGATCCAGTCAACAAGAAGAAGTACTCTCAGATTTGGGAGAACAATATGACCAAGTGCAATAGACCCAAGATTACAAATCACGCTGCGTCAACCTCGAGTGTTTCCATCACATTTGTTCCAGATTGGTCACGCTTTGGTATGACCAAGATGGATGAGGATATCTACAAGATTATTGAGAAGCGGGTATGGGATGCAGCCTTTTGCACATCTGGCACTTGCAAGGTTTCTTTCCAGGGTTCGGATATCAAGACTCCTTCTACCGAGGAGTATATGAGAATGCTCCACCCTGGTGCGGAGACTGTCGTCAATGTTACAACCCCTCGATGGTCTGTTTCGGTGGCTCCATCTGACTCTGGTTTTCAGCAGGTTTCCTTTGTAAATGGCATCTGCACAACCAAGGGTGGCACTCACGTTGACCACGTTGCCAATATGATTTCAAATGGGATTATTGATGACTTGGCCAAGAAGATTAAGCTCCGACCACAGCAAGTCAAAAACACCCTATTTGTATTGGTGAAGGCTACTCTGGTGAACCCAAGCTTCAGCAGCCAGATCAAGTCTGAGTGCACCCTAAAGGTTCAGGAGTTTGGTAGCCGTTTCGAGCCTCCCAAGAATTTCATCAAGAATGTCCTCAAGACTGGAGTCCAGGATGAGGTTATGGCATTGTCAAAGGTTCGTGAAGAAAAGGAACTCAAAAAGACTGACGGTGCCAAAAAGTCCAAGATTACTGGAATTCCAAAGCTTGATGATGCTAACTGGGCTGGGACTGTCAAGAGTGCCAAGACAACTCTAATCATCACAGAGGGTGACTCTGCCAAGACCTTGGCGGTTGCTGGTCTATCTATTGTTGGTAGGGATGCCTATGGAGTGTTCCCACTTCGTGGCAAGTGCAAGAACGTCCGTGACGCCAGTGCCAAACAGTTGATGGATAACGAAGAGTTTAACAATCTCAAGAAGATTTTGGGGTTGCAACAGGGCAAGGTTTATTCTTCGGTCAACGAGCTTCGTTATGGTAATCTTATGATTATGACTGATGCTGATAATGATGGAAGTCACATCAAGGGTCTTGTGCTCAATATGTTTCACTACTTTTGGCCAAGTCTTTTGGATATCGGCTTTGTGATCTGTATGGTGACTCCAATTGTCAAGGCGACAAAGGGGAAGCAGCAGAAGTGGTTCTTCACGGACTCTGTATTCAGGAATGACGAATCGAGCAAGCCTGGGAGTGGTTGGAAGGTCAAGTACTACAAAGGGTTGGGTACATCAACTTCTGAGGAGGCTAAGAGCTATTTCAAGAGTATCGAAAAGTTGACGGTTGGTTTTGAGGTTGACGAGGAGACTGACGAATCGGTTGTGCTGGCATTTGACAAGACCAAGGCTGATGCTCGAAAGGCGTGGCTCACCAAAAATTCAAGTGGTCACGAGGAGATCAACTATGGTTCAATCAAGAGCATAACAGTTTCGGAATTCATCCACAAGGACCTAATCAACTTCAGTTTGGCCGACCTGAAGCGTTCGATTGCTCATATGTGTGATGGTTTCAAGCCTTCTCAACGCAAGGTTCTGTTTGCCTGTTTCAAGAAGAATCTCAAGGATGAGATGAAGGTTGCACAGTTGGCAGCCTACGTTTCTGAGATTACAGCCTATCACCACGGAGAGGTTTCTTTGGCTGATACTATTGTCAAAATGGCTCACGACTATGTTGGTTCAAATAATGTAAACTATCTTGAACCCTGTGGTCAGTTTGGGACCCGTCTGATGGGTGGTAAGGATGCTAGTCAGACGAGGTACATCTTCACAAAGTTGATGCCTCAGACGAGGAAGATTTTTGATCCAAATGACGACGCGATTCTGATCTACCTTACAGATGACGGCAAGCCTATTGAACCCGAGTACTTCATGCCAGTCTTACCAACTGTTCTCATCAATGGTTCAGAAGGTATTGGCACAGGCTTCAGTTGCAATGTTCCTCCATTTAATCCTGTTGATATCAAGGCAAACATCAGGCTGGCTCTGAAGGGCAAGACTATCAAGAAGATGACACCTTGGTACAAGGATTTCAAGGGGACCATTGTAACAAAAGAGGATGCCTGGGTGGCTACTGGGATATCGAGTGCTTCGCACTCGGGTCTAATCATCACAGAACTCCCACCCGGTTTGTGGACTCAGGATTTCAAAGAGCACCTTGACGCCCTAGTGGACAAGAAGACAATCACAGGGTACAAGAACAACTCTACAACCGAGAGTATTCATTTTGAGATTAGCGGCTACCAGGGAAAGGACCATGTGAGGGACTTCAGGTTGGCCAGAACCATCCGGGTGAGCAATATGCACCTGTTCCACCCCAATCAGGGAATCAAGAAGTACCAGTCGGCGGAGGAGATTCTGGTGGACTTTGTGGAGCTGCGGATCGACTACTACAAGAAGCGGAAGGCCCACCTCAAGAAGCAGTTGGAGCAGAAGGTGCTGGTCCTCACGAACAAGGCTAGATTCGTTCTCAAGGTTGTGAACGAGGAGATCAAGGTGTTCAAGCGGAAGAAGAAGGACCTGGAAGACGAGATTGCTCAGGAGTTCCCCAAGGTGGAAGGCAACCACGACTACTTGCTCAACATCAAGACGTGGCAGTACACAGATGAGGCGGTCGATGCGATGTTCAAGGAGGCCAAGGCTGTGGAAGTGGCACTGAAGGATCTAGAGGGAACCTCGATAATTCAGATGTGGGAAAATAACCTTCTAGAATAGTAGACAATGGCTGGTAGTGCCGCTGTAATGTCATTATATGCAGTTGGTAAACAGGATACATATTTTGATGGGAAGGATTCCTTTTTTGAATTTAATCAACTTAGGCATTCAAACTTTACAAAGTTCCAGAGGTCAACCAAGATATTAAAACCAACTACAACAACCTCAACCCAATGGCCTTTCAACGAGACTATACAGGTTGTATTGAACCCTCAGCAGATGGGTGATCTCCTGTGTAATATGTACCTGAAATGCACATTACCAGCGAATAAAGTAGGTATAGTCTCGTTTGGGTATGCTGCGGATGTTGGCAAGGCGTTGATAAAGACAATTGAGTTTAGAGTTGATGAGTTTGAATTGGAGACTCTTTATACAGACTGGGCAGTCATATATGATGAACTCTATATGACTGAGGAGGAGAAGGATGCCGTCAAGTTTCTAGACAATAATGGTCAGCCGTCGGGTAGTATGGCTGGCATTTCTGGTGATGGTATAAAGCTGTTTATACCACTTCATTTTTTCTTTGGGAGGAGGCACTCTACTCAAGACTTTGATAACAAGTTGTTGAATGATAAATATTTCAAACCATATTTTCCACTTTGTGCAATCCACAAACAAAAGATATTTTTAAAAATCACATTCAATGACCAGAATTTTTTTTCGAATGTGTCGACAACACCTTTAAATGTAGAACTTCCACATTTTGAGATTGTCACCGAGGAAATATCTTTGTCACCTATTGAAAGGGCATATATCATCAACAACAAGCAGACTATAACAACTGAATTGATGAGAAGGCAGAGTCCTCTTGATATTGACTCATTTTTCGTGGAAGCCAAAAACAATTTAGTTCCCAATATTCCTGTAAAAACCTTACACTGGTTCTTCAGAAGGGACGAATTTGAGAATGACCCTCTCGAAATTGCTAATCGTTTCAACTTTGGAAATT